TCTTCCAGTTACTGTTCCTCCATTATCTGATCTTAATTGGTTAATTTCTGCATGGATTCTGCCCTTGTAAGAATGTTTCAATATGGTATCAATAAATGTGGTATGGGCTTTATTTATTTCACGAGCTCGGGCTATTCGTTTCACCAGTGGGTGGGGGTGATTCTGTAAAAAGTTTTTTGTAAATGATGGAGAATTTGTTTTTTCGGTTGAGTCATAGGGTAGGTTTAGTTTTTGAAAAACTTGCGCAATGGATCTCGCTGCCCATATTTGAACATCTATTTGGGTTTCTTTTTTTACTTGTAATAGGCATTCTTTTTCTTCTCTATGTAGTTCTTCTTTTAATTTGTGAGCTTGTTCTACGTCTACACGAACTCCTAAAAACCGCATATCGACGAGGCAAGGAAATAGTTCAGTCTCTAAATCAAAAATAGATTGTATATCTTGGTGTAAAATTTCTTTCTTAAGTTCTTGCCAAAGTTCTAATGTAAGTTCAGCATCCTTTTCTGCATATGCGCCAACATAAATGGCAGGTAGTTTATACATTTCTGCCTTGGCGTCAACTCCCCAATCACGTGCAGCGTTATATAAATCTGTTTCATTCTTTGTCTTTCCAGTGTATCTTTTAGAACAGTTGTTTAAGTCATAACGCATTTGATTTTCATCAACAAGGGCAGATGCGATCATCGTGTCCACTATTTTACCGTTAATACTTAAACCTAGGGCCCTAATCCAACAAACGTCATACATGGCGTTGTGAAAGATTTTTGTTGCTGGTGTAGATAATACTCCTTGAAACCATTTCAAGACTTTTTTACGGTCCATGTTACCACCACCTTCATGTGCAATTGGATAGTAACCAGACCATCCTTTAACAGCCACAGCTACTCCTGTAATATCTCCTCTATTAGTAACTGAACCTGAACCCATTTTAATTAAGTCAGGGTCTTTTGTTTCTAAGTCAATTGCTATCTCATCATGTTTAGATAAATCTGGAAACTCTGTTGGTGGTAGCCATTCTGTTTGTGGTTTAAATAAAGGAACTTGCATCATTTAATAATTCCCCATGAATTTTTTTCTTTTTGTTTACGTTCATTGGTTTGTCTTACTGATTCTTTGTAAGATTCTTCCAATTCTTTTTTTTCTTTTTCAGCTTCTTCTAAAAAATCTTTTTCTTCTTTCACTTTTTCAGGATAGTCTCTATCGATTGCCATGTCAATATAATGTTTTGCTTTTAATAAATCTTGTTTTTGATTTTTTTGTTTGTGGCGACACAAATATTTTATTGCGTTCCCTTCGGCAAATGGAATATTATTTTTGTTTATAAATTCTGATGGTTGAATGACCATGCTTTGATAATGGGTTCCTCCTACCTGTTTTTTGTATATATCGCTCATACGTCCCCCATTGGAAAAGCTTTATTTTCATCTTTAGGTCTTACAACATGTAAATGCTCTTTTGCTCTAGTTGCACCTACATAGAATAATCTATTTTCATCATCACGATTTCTTTCATAAGATTTTTGAGTATTCATAGTAAGATCTGGTAATATAATTACATTATCTTCTTCTCCACCTTTAACGCTATGAATAGTAGATAATTTAATTCGTGGTTCTTTGTTTAATTCTTCACCATTAGCTCTCATTTTTCTAATATATGTAATTCTTTTTGAACCAGCATTGTCAAAACATTCATACCAGGTGCTTTTAGTGTTAAGACCATGTCCTTTTGTTAGTTGGTCTATTCCATAAAATGATTCTTTAGATAATGATTTTAATTTATTTTTTTCCCAATTAGCTGGACTCATGTATTGAGATATATTCATAATATCTTTGTAATGTAATAATTGTCCTCTTCTTAAATACTCCCAGTTGAGTGCTGCTTCCTGGATGCTTTTTTCATAAGACTTATTAAATCTGTCTTCAAAATATAATCCTTTTTCTTTTAATACATCTTCTAAAGCTTTTAATTGATATCTTGTTCTAGTTAATACTAACCAATTTCCCTTATTCATATTAATGTCTTCAAAATTCCAATACTTACTAATTGCTCCTTCATGTGATTTTGGTTTCCATTCTTTATGTAATCGGTTGGAGACTCTTTCTATAATTTTCATAGCATAGTCATGAATCTTTCTAGGTATTCTCATTGATTGAGTTAAATTTAAAATTTTTCCTTTTTGTGTAATAAAGGAATCTACATCCGCTCCTGCCCATCTAAATATTGCTTGATCATCATCTCCTGCAATAAAAGAATCTTGTGTATTAAAACTACCAACCATATCCCATTGCATTCGAGATAAGTCTTGTGCTTCATCAACAAACACTACTTCAAACTTAGGAGATTTATCTGACTTAACAAAATCTAATATCATGTCGTTATAATCTATAAGTCCATATTCTTTTTTATATCTGTCTAGTTCATTAGCTATAATAATAAGTTTATCATATTCTAATTTTTGAGTGTGTTCTTTTAAATTAAATTGTTGGTCTAATGAAATGTTTCTTAATTTTGCAAGATTAATAATTCTTAAGTAATCACTTTTTGTGGTGAATAGACCAGTTTCTTCGTCATCATAATCATTATAATCTATAGGTATTTGAATTTTCTTTCCTAAATCTTCATAATGTCTACGTTGCATAACATTTTCTTTATTAATTCCTAAACGTCTAAATGCTAATGAGTGTAGTGTTCTAAAATATGGAAGATCATCTTCTGTTAAATTAAATTTTTTAACAGCTCTATCTCTTGCTTCGTTTGCTGCTTTTCTAGTAAAAGCAAAATAACCTACTTTATCTGGATCAGTTTCTTTTAAATAATCATCAACTTTATTTAAAAGAGTATGAGTTTTTCCAGTTCCTGGTGGTCCTAATACAATTGTTTTCAAAAATCAACCTCCTCATGTCCCTTCCATTGAAGTTTGGACCAAGCTTCATTCCATGATCTTTCTATAAATTTAGAAGTTTTTATTTCATCATCCTCTTCAGAATAAAAGTTAAGTAAATTATAATCTAAAACATCATAATAACATTTTTCACCTGTTCTTTGTTTTATATAATCGCTTCTACAATCATTCCACGTTTCTTTTAAACCTATGCCCTCATAATTACCTTCGGGACAACCTGAAAAACTACAAAGACTATAATTTCTTGTGTTTTTGTCATTTATTTTATTTTCGTCTTCTATCATGCTAAATGCATATACAAAAATTTTTTTATTCATATATTCAATGTCGTTTCTTAATTTTAAATTATTTCCTACTATAAATAAAACACCTTTGTTAAGTATTCCTGATTTATAAACCTTTTCTCTAAAAAATTTATATTTGTCACTGTAAAATTCAGCTTGACTTTTAATTGGTTTAACTTCTATAAAATATCTATCTCCAGTATGACTACATCCTGTTCCTAAACCACCTTCGCAAAAAAGTTCAAAGTCTGGTTGATATCCATAAACATCTTCAACTTCGGGTTCATATTCTATATTCCACCCAATTCTTTTCATAAAGTTATAATGTCTACATTCTAGTTTACTTCTAAATTGTATTCCTTGATATGTTATTGGTTTTGCTTTCATAATACTAAAAATATCCACATACATGTTAGTATTGTTAAAAATAATAAATCACTCATTAAAATGAATCCTTTGGCTTAAGTTGTTTTTGTTGATAAACTTTTTCTGGTTTTTCAAATGCATCTACTATCATTACACTTGGTCTTTTCTTACCAATATAAATTCTATCGTCCGTACAACCACAATGTTGAATTAATAAATCTTGTGTAGTTTGATGTTTCTCTGGCCATTTTCTTCTTTGTAAATAACCATGAAAAAATTTATTAAATATAAAGTGATGTTTACTTTCTGATGTCCATACATTTCCTAAAAATATTTCTTCTTTATTTGTTGTTGCTGCTGAATCATTAGTACAGTATTCTTCTAAATGATCTTTTAATTGTTCAATTAATGATGATCCAATCGGTGCTTTTATAATTTCTACTCCTGCAAGTAGCATATCTGTATATTTTTCAAATTCTTTTATTGTAATTCTTGGTGGTTTTTTATTTATTTGTTTTGCAACAGTTCTTCTAAATAGTCTTTGTTCTAATAAAGAATCAATAGTATCTAATTTTATTCTTTCTCCATCTACATTAACCCAGTAATATGGTTCGTCTAATTCCACTTTTTGTAAATCACTTAATGTAGGAAATACTGATTCTCCACCTATTCCAAATTTTCTAGTTTTACATAATGATTTATCACAATGATTACACATTGGCTCCTCATTACATTTAAAACCTAAATCTTTTTTACTGTGAAATTTTATTTTATCTTGAATAACCTTATCTTCTAATGGCTCTACAAAATGTGTATAATTAAATTGATTTATTTTTTTAGACCATTCTTCTGGCCATTTTCTTTTTGCATATTGAATAAATTGATAAATGACTCTAT